TGTTCCGATCCCCTTGTGCCACTATTTCGGCAATGGCTTGGAGGGTTGCTCGCTCGGCATCAGAAGCCGTGTCAGGCGCTCTGTCAGGTTGACTTCCTGTTTCTTTGCTATCTGGGGCGGCAGGGGCGGCAGCTGTGGGGGTTGATACACAACTTGGGGCGCTGATGCGCACCCTGCCAGCGCGAATGGCACGATCAAGAGCAGACTGCTTTTCATTGATGACATTATTTGTCTCCTGTAGCTTGGTTGCGTTTGCGTTTAATTGTTCATTGAGCTTTTGCTCTGTGGCCCTAGATTCCTCGTTTTTGCGAGCAATCTCAATCTGCATCTCTTTGTCCCTGTCTTTCCAGCCAAAGTGATACCCGCCTCGGTAAGTACCAAACAAGGTTATGCACAGACCGACCAAAACCCATGGCAGCGGGATGCCAAACATTATTGCGCCTCCTGTCTGGCCGCTGCCAGCTGCACACGCTCATGGTCATCCTCAAGATGGTCTGGTGGCGTTGTGGGTGGTGGCCCAGGGGTCCAAGACTCATCCAGTGGAGGGTTGACCCATTCTGGCAATGCACCAGATGGCGCGACCCATGTATTAGATTGGCCATAGGATGGCGCCACAGGCGCTGCAACAGGCGCAGGGGTACTAGGAGCAGGGCTAGGTGGTGCAGGCGTTCCTAGAGCCTTTGCCGTGGCGCTCACAGCCCGTTTGCTCATCACCCCACCGATGCCGCCAACAATAAGTAGCACCACATCGTTGAGCATTTTCAAAAGCGCCTGGTCAATGGGCGCCATGGTCTTGATTGGCTGGGTGACAAAGATGATGCTGTATAAAAACGCAACAACAATGAAACAGAGAATCAGGGTCACTGAAATGACCACAAACCCCCAGACCCTGACCTCGATCTCGTCAGGGGTTAGGTTTAGCTTCAGGTGGTGGTGGTGCAATTTGCTTCTCCAAAATAGGGGCGACCAGGTATTCGGGGCAAGTCTGGGTAAACAGACACTTTGGCTTTTGGCAATCTAGCGCGTGGAAATTATCGGGGTTTTGACACTTGTAGCGATACCGGTCTTCGCAGCCAGCCAACATTATCAAAGTAATTGCGAGTAGATATTTCATGCGTATACATCCACAGAATTAGGTCTTGCCCATTTTTGCTGCTGAATCTGCTGCTCTTTTTGGTGATTGAGCCTCTGCAATTCTTGCAAGTTCTTTTGGTGAATGACCCTCTGGGCCTCTTGGAGCATTTTGGCATTTGCCTGATATGGCGTGATTTTCATTTTCCAAGCCCCACCTTTCCAAGCAGTAGATTGACGATCCGGTCCGACAAGTCATCCGGCAAAAATCGAAGAAACCCAAGCAGCCACCAGATGACCAACAGATAAACAAACACCTTCAAAAACATGTCGAATTGTTTTTGGTATTCGTTCATCGGCCACACCCGCCCTTTGGACACAAGCTCATCAACTCATTTATACCAATAAAGACAAGAAGCAAAACAAAAGCCACGCCGCCAATGATCATGGCTATCTCTTGCATTTCCTCTTCTTTAGCTTTGGCCTTCTTTTCCTCGGCCTTCAGTGCTGCCATCTCTTTGGCATCATCTCTGTCCATCTCTGCTTGACGGGCCTTGATCTTGTTCCAGACATCGATCTTGCCGGTCTGCATGAAGAGCATTTTCAGCTCTTCCTCAAAGGCTCTGGCTTGCTCCAGCGCCATCTCAATTTGCAGGGCTGCTCCCATGTTGGAGCCTTTTTTCTCCCTCTTGGCCTGAAGCATGGCCTTGGTCGCCTGGCTCTTGGCATCGAACATTTTCCCAATCATTGGGGCCAGCGAGCCTAATTCATTGGCCACCTTGCTGGCCTTTTTCACCATGCTGATGGCGCTTTGTAGGCCGTTTAGAGCTGTGATTGGATCGATCATTTCCTCTTCTCCCACTTGATGCAGACAACCCTCCGATTGTAGACATCACCGGTCCATGTCCACCTGGTGCATCTATATTCGGCAGCTGCTAGTAAGACCAAAGCATAGATCATGGCCAATACATAACGATGACATAAGTTGACCAAATGATGGTCGCCACCAAGATGGCCGCAGCAATGAATGCCACGGCCCAATCTCTCATAGCCCGAAAATCTTCTTGACGAATTCGGCAGCCACACCTGGTCCAAGCAAAACGGCCAAGATCACCGCATAAAGCAGATATTCAATCTTTGTCATGCGCCTGTCGCCATCCTTCATTGATGAAGCAATAGCAGTGTAGCGCTCGGCGCAGATGGCCTCATGCACCGCCAGCCTTTTGTCAACTTCTGCTTCCATGATTATTCCGATTAGACAGAAGCCGCACGAATTGCTGTTAAATCTTCGTTTGTCCAAAAGTCTTTAGCCAACATCAAAACCAGATGCTCTTTGTTACGAGCCAAGCAATCTGCCCAATCTTCAGCAGTCATCATTTCTGGTTTGCCAGCATTGATGAGAGCCACGCTATCTAAGCAAGCTGAGTAGTGCTTGGCGATTTGTTCTGGGGTTTGGGTTTCAATAGTCATGATTTTCCTTTAAAGGTTAGCGGCATCCAAACGTGCCTTGAGTGAGAGAATTAACGCATCTTGAACTTGTAATTTCTTAAGCAACACAACAGTCAAACGCTCATATTGGAAACCTTCAATTTCGCCAGCTACTCCACGAGTGACAAGTTCTTCAAAACCAGCTTCAGCCGCTTCATCAGCAATCAATCCTAAATGGTCTTTGGTTTTGTCATCACGTTCACATTTAGATTTATAACGAACAGGCCGCAATAAGTTAATGTCAAAATCTTCAACATCACGGATGTCTTGTTTGTATTTAAGGGCAGAAGTTGAACGATAGAAAAGTCCGTCACCATCTACGCCTACGTTGCCAGCAGTAGCTGTAGTGTTGTCACGCACACCAGTGCAATTAAAAACTCCGCCTGACTGAAACCATGCCCTTGGATTCCCATTGCCATCAGCCAGCACGATGTAGCCGCTTGCAGTGCGAATGTCTAGGCCGCCTCCGTTACCACTGAAACGACCAAGAATTGTATTGGCAGAACCAGTAGTAATTACGCTGCCAGTACTTTGACCAAGGAATGTATTGCTACCAGCCGCACCTTGTAATGCAAATCCAGCGCCTTCACCAATACAGGTGTTTGCGTCACCTGTTATTGCGGCGGCTCCATTAGAACCAGAACGAGAGCCAATAAAGACGTTATAAGAACCTGTTGTAACGCTATCGCCAGCTTCAAGTCCTAAAGCATTGTTGTTAATGCCTGTGGTGTTTGCATAAAGAGCCTGATAACCTACAGCGGTGTTGCTATTGGCTGTGGTGTTGGAGAACAGCGCACGATAACCAACGCCTACATTGTATGCGCCCGTAGTATTTGCAAAAAGAGCCTGTTGTCCTATGCCAGAGTTATAAGATGCAGTGGTATTGAGTTGCAAAGAACCTAAACCAAAAGCTGAGTTGTATTGACCAGTTGTATTTGAGAACAAAGCCTTCCAACCCATAGCAGTGTTTTCTGCACCTGTGGTATTTGCATATCCCGCTTGATAGCCAACAGCGGTGTTGTTGGAAGCGGTAGTGTTTAATCCAAGAGCTTGTCTACCTAATGCCGTGTTTTCACCGCCCGTGGTGTTGCTTGTTAATGCGCCATTACCCATTGCGATGTTGCTACCGCCTGTGGTGTTAGAGCCAAGAGTACCAACACCTATCGCTGAGTTTTCTGTGCCAGTTGTGTTGGCATACAGAGATTGATAACCGACAGCAGTGTTGTATGAGGCTGTGGTGTTGGAGGTAAGTGCCTGCGTACCGATGGCGGTATTATTAGCGCCTGTGGTGTTTGTAAAAAGAGCGTTAGTACCAAAGGCGTTATTGTTTCCGCCAGTAGTATTGCTATACAAAGAATAGTTACCAACAGCAACACCGCCAACTGCGGTAGTGTTTGAACGTAATACGTCCCGACCAACTGCCACGTTGTCCGTTCCACTTGTATTGCCCAGTAAAGCACTTGCGCCAATAGCAGTATTGCTTGTTCCCGTTTGAGAACCTCCTGATAAAGCACTAGCACCCACCGCAGTATTGGTAGACACAGCACCAGCACCACGGCCTACTGTTAGACCTTGAATAGAACCTGCACCAGTTACGCTCAAAGTGCTTGATGCGCTTAGAGTGGTAAAAGCACCAGAGTCTGGAGTGCTTGAGCCAATGGCAGTCGCATCAATAGTGCTAGATGCACCAGTAACCACCAATGTTCCCGCTACTGATAATGTCTTACCAGCGCCAACATTTAGGCCAACACTAGTACCAGTGCCTGCGGCAGCAAAGACAGCATCTAAACTGTCCAAGTCGGTATTGATCTTTGTACCCCATGTGTCGGTGGATGCACCAACTTCTGGTTTGGTAAGTAATAGATTTGTGGTGGTTGAATCTGCCATTTTTTACCCCTATGCGGCTATTTGCCAAGTCTCGCTATTATCCGCAATTGCTGTCCAACTTTCACTGTTGTCACTAATTGCGGCCCATGTTTCTGATGTGTCTGTGATCGGTGTCCATGTCTCTGCATTGTCAGAGATTGCATTCCATGTCTCTGCCGTGTCACTCTCTGCCACCCATTTTAGATTGCCAGCAATCGTCATAGATGACTGGCAAGTGAAATTGATTGGAGTGCTTTGTCTTCTCTGGCCGTTGACACTCATGCCAGACTCAGCCGCAATCAGCACAGACTGATTCACGATCACGCTGGTGGCCACAGTCATTGTGGCAAAGTCTTCAATCAGGATTTGAATCAGTGGGACCCTGACACCATTGACAGACATCGCGCTGGTATCGACCGAGGCAAATGCACCGATGGCCACTCTGGTGGCCGCCAGGCTCGCGCTAGATGTGGCCGCAAATGTTGATTTGCCTATGGCATAGCGCAAAGCGCTTGCAGACATGCTGCTGGTGCTAGATATCGTGGCCGAGGCATCGGCAACTATTTGCGCAGCAGCTGTTGCACCGCTAGACGCTGAAACCGAGAATGATGCTGTCTTGACCACATTGGCCGAGACAGTCTCTGAGCTAGAAGCAGAAACAGAAAACGCGCCTATGCAGACGCGCCTTGCATTGATTGCAGCCGTGCTGGTGGCTGCAAGTGTGGCTGCTCCAAGGCTTACGCCATAGGAGTAATTGCCTCCACCATACGGGCCAAGACCATAGGCTGCCATGTCATGTCAATGTGACATCAAGATCACCAGCTGGGATTCGCAGCACATCGCCATCGTTGATGGTGCGAGCTGTGGTCAGCGCTGCCCAGGCTAATAAATTGCCGCCAGTGCTTGCGTCAAAAATGCCAGCCCAGCCAATTGATCCCCAATTGCCGCCACTAGCAGCTGCAAATTCAATGGCCGCTGCGTTTGTTGCGTTGGTGGGGCTTGTGCCGGAGACAGTGATTGTTCCGGTGACCACTCGCGCATAGGCGTTGCCAGACACCTCAGTGCCGCCGCCAGTGTCACTTGGCGCAGCCGTGAAAAGGCCAATGTACCAAGCCGTGGGGCGTGTGGCGCTGCTGGTTGTCAACAGCCAGGTTAAAACTAGGTTTTCGGTGTAGTCGGTAAAAGATGACATGTCCAGTCCTTATCCAAAAGTCTTTGCACGGGTAAGCAATGCACCACCAGAAGACGCACCGCGATCATCGGCAGTTTGCAATTCACTCATTGCACGATCATATAGCGATGACCACACTTGGATTCTCGCATCATCTTGCAAGTATGGAGCAGCTTGCAGCAGCGCGCCATACAGATAAATGTCGGGGCTTGATGCCAAAAGCCAGTTGGTGGTCACAGTGCTTGATAACTTTGTCAACTTAGCGTAATAGGTCAACTCAGTTGTGTAGTTAGAGTCTGGTGTTGGGACCAATCTAAACTGGCCACCGACCACACCAAAGAATTTGGGTTTGGCGCTGGCCGTGTAATTGGCGGCCTCATTGTCCAAGGCATCAATGCTCAAAAACTGCAATGGGGTCTGTGGATTTGTGCTTGTCAGTTTCAGAGATTTTGTTTCCAAAAAGTCAGCAGGCACAGCGCCATATTGCGCGTCAAAAGACGCATTGGCCCTGACAATCATCTGCCTGGTGCGCAGCGTTCTTTCAACTTGCGCCTCGGCCAGAGAGATAAAGTCAGGAATGGCATTTGTCAGGTCTGACCGATTAAGCCAATCACCAATGGATGTCTTCAGCTCTGTGTAGGTTGTCAGTGCCATTATTGGGCCTCTTTTTCCATCTCTTCTTTCACAATCCAAGTGTGTTCATGGCGATATTCAAATGTGCCAATATGGCCAATTTCCTTTGAGACATCATGGTCGATGTAAACCTTGTAACCTAGTTCTTGAGCTTTCTTACAAAAGAAAACATCTTCTCCCATGTAGCCTCTGGTGGTCTGCCACGGCATATCAAACCATGGCTCGCTCATGCCCTCAAACACCTCGCGCTTGATCAGCATTATGCCAGTGCCAATGCTTCCCACCTCTTGCAATCCAGTAGATTCTGGCATGGTGTAGACCGGCACTCGCTTGTCGTTTTCGTCATAGTTTTGAGCTGTCGGGCCAGTGGGCATTCTGCGCCTGGCGCAGTTGGCGGCCACAATCTCTTTGTCGTGGGCCAATAATCTGCCAACCATGTCCTGTGGAAATGTCATGTCAGAGTCAATGAAAAGGATATGTGTGCAGCCTTCTCTCATGGCATCCAAGCAAAGGTCAGCCCTTTGGTTTTGGATAATCGTGCCTTGCATCAATTTCAGACTAATTGCGTCTGTGGTGTTGAGTGTGTGATACGCCACCATATTGACCATGCAATATGTGTAATTGGTGTGGACCTGATCACGGGCCGGTGTGCAGACTGCAATGTAGTTCATACTTTTCCAGGTCGAGTTCTAAAGAATTGGTTGTCGCTGTCGTTCAGCCATTTTTTCATGTATTCCTGATCATCGATCTTGCCCTCGGCCTTCATCTTGTAATAAAGAGCTTCTGGGATGGATGCGACCAAGTGCCATTCACCTTTCCATGTGGCCTTTTCATCTACAGCGTTATAGATGGCCTTGTTGGCCTCAATGACATCAGTCACATCTTGTTGGGTCTGGATGGTGACTTCATCGTTGTCGGTGTTGTAGTGCCAGGTGCGTGTAATGCCATGGTCTTTGTTGACATCAAATAATTTTTTTTCAATCATGTTAAAAAAAGGGCCAAGTTTCCCTGGCCCTTTCCGTTTGCTTACTATTAAGAAGTAACCAAGTCTGCGGCCAAGCCGTGGGCATTTTCAGCCAACACTTTGTGACCCCACTCAACGATCAACATGCGCTTCTCAGCGTCACCAGTCTTCGCCAATTCGACTTGCTGGTAAGGGCGCAGCACAGTCATCTTTGCGTAGTCAGGATCGATCACCCATGCATCGCGCTCACGCTGGAATCTATTCGCGATCACCTGCACATTTCCGAAGTCTGAAACGTAGATGTCAACGGCGCCGACCAGTGTTGCAGGCTTTGCACCACCATCAATGTTGAAGCGGCTGGAAGCAATACCAGAGAAACCTGACACGCGCTGCTTGTTGACAGGACCGCACATCAAAATCTTAGGTGTACCACCAGCTGTCCACACCTTCTGAATCACATTCTTGAGAATGGTTTCAGTGAATGTGCGCACATTGCCATCTGTACGGGCGCTGTTTGGCAGCGTTGTATAAGATGGATCAGTACCATTAGTCTGCTTGTCGGTGTTTGTTTTTACAAACGCGCCCAAAGATGCAGACACACGGGCAGTTGTCGAATCGCCAGCAACAGCAATACCGCCGTTGAGCATGACGAATTCTTGGTCACGTTTTAGCTCGCTGCCGCGCTTCGCGATTTGGTAGGCCAGCTCACTGCGGCGCCCTGCCTTGTTCACCACTTCTTCAGTAGCTGACAAGATGATTGTCTTGCGTGAAATCTGTGCATAGTTTTGCAAACGCACAGTAGCAGTCACAGAGTCAAACGATGAAACATCATCACCTTCGAGCTGCGCATTCGCAGCAGCACTGGCCAATGTATCTGTTTGCCACTCAAATAAGCTGTTGGACACATTCTCGCGGCCAATGTTGCTCATGTAAGGTGTTTCTTCTGGAGAAATGTTTGTGATCACATTGCTCAAGTCTTCGCGGATACCCTTTGCAGAGTAGGTTAAAAATGTATTGCTAACGATAGCCATAATTTCCTCATTTCAATAAAAGTTCAATTGCAGAGGCCGCATCATCGATGCGACCGGTTTTTGCAAGACGCTGCTTTGCTCGCGTACTTTCAGTTGTTGTCGAAACCCGACCAGCTGCACCAGGCTTGGCTGTTCGTGGGCCATTGTTCACCACAGGCTTAATGCCTTGACGCTTACTTACCATTTGGTCAAACATTGCTGCTTTACGCAACAACAAGACCAGCCGGTGGTCGTAAACATTCTTCAAATCTTCATCGGTAAAGCCTGCCGCCTTTGCAGACTCAATCACCAGTGCCTTTTCGGCCTTTGCCTTCTTGGGGTCCTTCCAATCTGGCAAAGCGGCTAATAAGGCTTCTTGCTGGCTGGCAAGTTGGGCCTCCATAGCGCGCTGCTGCTCATACTGAGATACTTGAAAAAGCCGCTGCTGTTCAGACTGAATAGCACCGAGTTTTTCTTGCCTCTCACGCATGACTTCCTTTTGCCTTACCCATTCAATTGGGTCCTCGTGATAGAGGCGCTCCAAATCAACTTGAGGCTCAGAAGACTGAAGTTGGGCTTGCAATGCTCCCAACAATTGAGCGTACTGCTCACGCTCGGCTCGGACTGCCTGCGTTTCTTGCTCGACTTGCTTTCGCACTTCGGCAATCTGCTGCGTTTTCCGAGTGTAGTCCTGTGTCCTGGAATAGCCTTTTTGAAGCTCGTCTAGCGTGACAGTAACTTCCTTGCCGTCTACTTTGACAGTGAAAGTCTGTGGCTGTTCTTGCTCCTCTTGCTCTTCCTCTACTTCGGACTGTTCCTCTGGGGACTCTTCATCTGGCGCGTCTTCCACACCAGACTCATCCTCCTCAGAAGCCGCTGCCTCTAGGTCCTCTTCGGACCCATCGGCTGGCTGCGTCTCGTCAACTTGCGCTTGTCCTTCATCAGGGGCCAACATTGCCGAGATAGCATTGGTCGCATCGACCACATTCATTGCTTGTATTTCTGCCATAGTATTTTCTTAAATTAGGTTTTCTGTGATTTGCTTATCGCATTCTGTGCAATTTTCCCGTTGTCCATAATCTTGATCAACTCTTGTCGCAGCCCGTCAATAGCCTGCAACATGCACCATGCTGTCTCGCGCCTCGCAGACTCTTCGGGTTTCGATGAACGAAATACCCAAAGTTGGTCACCTTCTAATTTTGCAATCGCTGCATTGAGGGTTTCATCCTCAAGCAGCTGCTTGGCCTTTCGGCCTTTATTTACCTGGTCTTCGTTTGTCACTTACTGTGCCATTCCTTGAAAGGTTGATGGGGGCATCATCTCAGGCGCTGGTGGCTGCTGCTGTGGCTGCTGCATAAGCTGCGCCGCTTGCTGCTGGGCCAGCAGTGCCTGCTGACGAATCGCTTCACGATCAATATTTTGCGCGGCATCAATTTCCGCTGTACTGATCTGTGATTTGTACTTTAACTCAATTTCATACTTTTTGAGATACAAATCTTGGGCCATCTTGTCACGGGCCAAATCATCATCCAAAAGCATTTGCTGGCGCTTTAGCTCCAGCTCGGCTGCCTTTTTCTGGATATCTGCCTGAATAGACTCTGCCTGCACCTTGGCCAAAATCTCCTCTGGCGATGGCTTTGGAGCTGGTGGCTCTGGTGGTTTGTAGTCAGCAGGGATGTCTTGGAAAAAGCTGGTTGAATCTTTAAACCCAGACAGCTCAACCACTTTTCGCAAAGTATTGCTAAATTGCATGGGCGTGACCAATGGGTTTGTTGGTCCAAGCTGCTGCAAGATTTGCTCTTGCTTGGACATGATCATCATCAGCGCTTGCAGCTTCTCGTTGGTGTCGCCATTGCCAAGGGCAATGTTGATCGTGGCATCCATGCCAGCATCCCAGAATCGTGGGTCGATCTGCACCCACTCGTTGCGCATTCGCACCATGCGAGCCTTGTCCTGGTGCGTTGTGACCAAGAACAAAATGCCCTTGAATAGCTTTTTCATACCCTCGGCCAAAATGCGCGCTGTCAGCTCAATGCGGCCTTGGCTGGCTGAAATGGTCGCCGCCACAGCTGCCTTGGTGCTTGACTGCAATGCGTCAGCATTCAGACCCATGGCCGCCTTACTCATGCCGGTGCGGTCTTCCTTGATCTGGTCCATGTATTCCATCATCGGGAATGCGGCCTGACCAACAAACGGGGTTGTGAGTGGCTGCACCATGCCAGGCGCGCGCATCCGAATGATGGCGCCCGTCTCGTTGTTCAAGACATCATCAATGTTGACTTGGCCTTCGACCACCGCTGTGCGTGGGTGAATGCTCTGGGCCAAACTGTCCAATGTGTTGCGGAGAATCTCAGACTTGATCTCTTGCAAGTCGCGGGTAATGTCAAAAATCGACATCGCCTCAAGTGGGCTTGTGTGTGGCTCTGGGTCACAGGGAAAGTCAGCAAAGGGAATGTAACTCGCTGGCAGATTGCGCACCACCTTATAGCCACCACCCATGCAGCAGACTTTTCTAAGCTCTGCAATGCCATCGCCATCATAGTCAACACGCGAATAAGCCTCGATGTACAAGACCCTGCGCATCATTGGATTGGCGGCGTCATTTGTGCCAAATGTGGTGCTTAGTGGCTGACGTGCCAAATACTCATCGTTGCTATCTAGGTCTGTCGTTGACAGATTCTCTTCAATCTCCTCTTCGTCATAGCCCATGGCCAGCAAGTCAGCCATGGTGGCCATCTGCCGGTGGGCAATGATGGTCGAATCGTCAAACGATCTGGCGCGTCTGTCCAGCAGCAGCTCTTCTGGCGGCACGGCCATGATCTTGATGCGGCCATCTTTTGTGATACGCTTGATTTGCACATCATGGATCATTGGTGCAGGCATAACCATCGGCGCGCCAGTTGTGGGGTCCACTGTTGTCAGCTGCGCCTCGTTGACATCTGGGTCTGGGTAGGATGTGATGACCTTGACCTCACCACCAGGCTCTTGCATCAGCATCTGTAGCGTCTGCTCGTCAAGGCCGGTGTACTCCTCAATCCGCACCTTCTCCTCATCTTCCCACCAGAATTTGGCGATGCCGCATTTGCGCACCAGCGCATCTTTGAAGATTGCGTAGGTCGTTAAAAATCCAGAATTGTCGTTTTGGAAAATGTAATTAGCGTAATCGGTGGCCTGTTGGGCCATCTTGATGTCCTCAGGTCCCCTGGGACTAAACTCGACCACATTCTCAGAATTGAAAAACACACGCATTAGGCTTGGCAGCATGGCCGAGACAGTGTCCCGCACCTCCATGGCCACCACCTTGCTGTTGCCTTCGACCTCATTGCCGAATAAATCGCCGCGATAGTATTCAGTCCCCTTGGCGCGTGTGGGGGATAGATCACTGTCCACATAGCTCACCGCATCGGTCAGGTCTTGCGTGATGATGGCTTGCAGCTCTGCATCATCCATTGGCTGTGTGGCAGCAATGTCGGTTGATAAGTTTTCAGTGATGTTTTCAATCATGGCTTGACCTTTGTTAAAACCACATACATGGAGTCCACAGCCCTTGGGGTGCGGATGATTTCGTCTTGTGGCAATTCTAGTGCTTCTCCCACCTTTGAGAGACGCATTTCCAGTGTTGTCAATTCAAACCGATCTGGCCACCCCAAGTACCAGTGCCAATCGGTGTAATACCGCCAAGAATTCTCATTGAATGCTCGGACATGGGTCGGGTCTTGCCACGCCCCAAGGCTCAAGTCATAAGGCACATGAATGCGCATCTGGCCGCCCACCTTCAAAAGCTCTTTGCAGTTGGTCATGGCATCCACCAGATTGGGAATGTGTTCCAGCACATCATTGGCCAAAATCGTCTCAAACATGCCTGGCACAATCTCCAGCTGCCCAAAGCGCGTCTCTAGCGTATCGCCCCACTTTACTTTGCTGATATCCACCAGCCAGTCAGGATTCTTGCTGGACTGAATATCTGCATTGAGATACTCAGGATTCCAGTCTTTACCGGAGCCTAGATTAAGAATCAAACCAGGCACTCGCATAAGTTGGTCGATTCTCTCTGAGCCATGGCAGCGCAGCCTCATGCAGCTTATTGGCGTCAAAGCCAATCGTGTTGCTGCCAATATGGTGGACATAGCTGGCGCTTACAAAATGCGAGTAACCTTTTTCGATCAAGTCCCTGCAATGCACATCATCGCTGTACCAATTCAGGGGTGGGAATTTTGCCTCTCCAAATGCATCACTTGATATCCATGCAAAGATCGGGCTGATTTCCTCGGCCATCTTGATGTGATTCTCAGATGGGAATTTGTAAAAGTTCAAACGCTCTGGTCGCTCAGTGATGCGCACATTCTGGCAAGGCCGAGCCGCATCAGTTCTTGATGCCACCCAACCAGCTTTCACACTGTTCATGCTCTTGACAATGGCCACATCCTCAATCAGCACCTTCACACTGCTTGGTGTCAGCACAATATCGTCATTGGCCACAATGCATGATGACCAGTCCTTCAGCGCCGCCTCAATCACCTCGTTGTAGTCATCGCCAAAATTCCTTGGCTGGCCATAAATCTTAAAGTCAGCATTGAATTTCTCAATCACCGATTCTGGACCACGCAAGTAGACCGGACACTCTGGCGCATATTGCTTGATTGACTCAAGCAGCACCGCCAGGCCATGGCCCTTGACAGTGGCAATGACAATTGGACAAATCATTTTTTCGCTTTGTTTCTGGCTGAAATGTTGGCCGCCTTCGCCTTGGCGTCAGCCTTGGAGCTTGCGCCCCATGCCTTGAGTGACAGCAGCAGCCGTGTCGGCTCGCCTGCCTTGTATTCTGGACCAGGCATGTTGCCCATGCGCGCCAAGAAGCTGGCCCGCCTTGGATTATCGCCAGACTTGACCGGCGCCTTTAAGTTCATGCCCTCGGCCTTCGCGCTGGCGCGGCCCTTGGCATTTAAGCCGCCTGACGGGCTTTTGCCCTCTTTGCGCTGCCAAGCTGGGGTCTTCATTTCTTTGGCTTCTTTGCAGTCTTGGCCGCAGCCTTGAAGTCAGCAGCTGTTGGCGCGCCTTTAGCACCAGGCTTTCTCATCTTCTCTTTGCTGCCAGCGGCTATGCGCTCGCGCTTGGCTGCGATATTGGCATAGAGTCCAGCTTTCATTTCTCTTCTCCCTCTTCATAATCTTCACCCTCTTGCTCGCCGGTGTTGGGACCACCGACCACCCACGCATCGCAAGTTCTTGAGGCCGCGCACTTGAAGTCAAAAATCTCGCAGTAGCCAAGGTCAGCCAGCTTGATCGTTCCCCATGGGTCAGCTTCCATGCCAATGCCTTGGGCAATGCACTGCTTCATGTTGTCAGACACATTGAAAGCCGCGCAGTTACCGCACAGGCTTTGCTTGGCGTCATCCATGCTGACATCCCACTGGTCAGCCTTCTTGCGCCAAAAAGCCTCATTGGGCAACTTTGGATTCTCAGGACCATAGGCTGCGCTGGTGATTGCCTTGGCTCGATTCTTTAGGTTTAGCGTAATGTCTTGCGTGGGCATGGGGCAGTTCTCGCCCTCTTCCATGCCCTCGCCCTCTTCTCGGTCCATGACCTGGCTCATGGTGCGCTGCATGGTGGCCATTATTTTTTCGCCTTGTTCTTTGCTGTGCGCTGGCCGCGCATGGGCATCTTGGCCTCAGACATTGCAATGGCGATGGCCTGCTTGGGATTCTTAACCACTGGACCACCCTTGCCGCTATGCAGCTTGCCAGCTCCAAACTCACCCATCACCTTGCCGACCTTCTTTTGCGCCTTACTCATTGCCTTCATAGGTTTCCCCTTTGGTTTGTCAATACCCGAATTATGCAACCCGCACAAGGTTTCTGCGCAGGGGCTGGCTCCATTTGCTTGAGCCACTGCTGCCGTACATCCCCGCAATTGCGTCACTTGCAAATGTCAGAACAAAGGCATCGGCCTTGTCAGGGCTTGGCAGCCCCCGCCGCCTGATCTCGTCTTTCCCCTCAATGGCGATCTTGCCATTGCTGGTGAAACTGTAGCGCACTGTGGCCAGCTCGCTGATCAAGACATCATCCTTTGGCATCTTGCAGTCCCGCGCCTCAAGCCACGCCCTTGCCCTGTACCAAAGCTCTGCCTTGAGATTCCTGTATGTCCCGCCCATGGCTGGGCTTTCGCTGACATTGATCCCTCTGGCCGGCAGGCCCAGCTCCCTCAATCTGTCCACCACCCCAGCTCCGAGGCCAATGCTATCCACCAATATTTCTTTCGGCTGCTGGCTTGGCGCCAGTGCCTGGTACTCGGCCACCACCGCACCAGTCAATTGCATCAGGTCCAAGTTCTTCCATGTCTTGATATTCTCAGTCACCGCATTGCCCTGCCTTTTGCACAGCGCTGACCTGTCACTACCAAACCGCGCCACATCCAAGCCCCAGATCATGGGCGCGTACTCACTCGGCGCCACATCCCGATTCACGGCACTCTCCAACAAATCCATCGCAATCACAGTGTCGTCATCACCCTTGGGGAATTCACCAATGACCCTGATCCGGTAGACATTGCTGTCCTCGCCATAGCGCATGGCCATCTCTTTGACATACTCATCACTCACCCTCGGTGAGTCAGTACACGCCACTTGGAATGTGGTCCACTCATCACTGAGCCTTGTGTGGGTGTCATAGAAAAACCCAGAGCTTCGCACCGGATTCCCCAAAAGCAGCGTCACAGCGTTATGCCCCGACATCGAGCCAGCCGCCGCCTCGAACACTTGCTCTGGCACACCAGACGCCTCATCGGCCACCAGCATCACATTCTCTGAGTGAATACCCTGCAAAGCCTCTGGCTGCTCTGCCCTGCTAGTCCTGGCACTTATGAACATCTCAGTGGGCGCAGCATTAAATTCAATCCTCTCTTGCTTGACTGTCAGCAGCCCCTGCAATGGCAGTGGCATCGCGTTGATCCACCTCTTTAGCTCCGCAAACATCGCGTCATAAAGCTGCGAGCTGGTGGGCGCAGTGACCACCACCTTGACAGGACTCCTGGTCATAAAGTACCAGAGCATGGCCCAGCTGCTTGCCGTACTCTTACCCACCCCGTGGCCAGACCTGACACTAATCTTCCGATCCCCACGGGCAATCGCCTGCAAAAACTTCACTTGCCACGGGTCAGGGTCAACCCCCAGCACCTCTTGCACAAACAGCACAGGGTCAGGCTGATACCTCTGCACCCACACAGCAAACACATTTTCTTTACTCATGGATGGATCGTCTCATAAATCTTCCATGCTTTAGGACTCATCGCCCACTTATGCGCCTGAAGCTCATCAGTCCGAACCAAAATCAACAAGTGATATGTCATCGCCAAATCAAACTGCCCCCCATCAATCGCCTCCATCATCCGAATCTTTAGGTCCAGCAGCAACACACTCAAATGCAGCGCAGTCAACAAATCAGTCATTTACTATCCCTCGCCTGCTTCAGATTCCGACCAGTCTCCCGATTGGTCCAACAACTTGCACAAATCCACCTGGCAGCACTCATCTGCACCCCACCCTCCGGCGGCCTCATCTCTTCACACTTATTGCACAGCCTCAACTTATGCGCATGACAGTTTCCATTCAACCTCAAATGGTTGTTCACAAAATTACTCTTCATTTCCTCGCGGGACATTCCCGCCCTTGTTTGCAATCCTGATGACAGGGTGGACACTTCCTGTCAATAAAATCATATTCATTGATCCACAACCGAGAAACCAAACCACAGCTCGGCCCAGTTTCTTGTGGTGGTGGCTCCTCTTTTTTTCTAAACCAATTAAATAAATTAAACATATTCATTGGATTTTCTGAATCTTATTATTTTGGTGAATTAACCACTTATCACCTAATAATCGAATCGCTTTAATATATTGTTTCTGATTATGTCTATTTGTACTCCTCGGTACATATTCAACATTGAATAACTGACGCACCTTTACCAGCATTACTGTATTCATATTATCCCCACGATCTGGTTTATATCCACCCATGTGTGCCAAACAATTGTGCCATCCAAGCTCATCAGCTTGCAAAACACCTTCGCCTCTTTAGCCTCATCAGTGTCTAAGACTATCCACTCCTGACCCTTTATCACCACTGTTGCCTGCTTCGTTTTCATTCGTTACTCCTTTGTTTGTGGAGATTGAATTGTGAAGTGTTTTTGCGTTTTATGTCAACTAGTGCAAAAGATTTTTTAAAAATTTTTTTTTGTAGGTGTTTAGTGCCGCCACAGTCGCCCCCGCCGCGACCGGCCACGGGGGGGGTCGCGGCCACCGACCGCCAGCCGGCCACCGCCACCGCTGGGTTGTCCACAGACTTTTGTCCACTTCTATCCACAGATTCCTGTGCATAACTTCATCAGTAACACCAGAGCATTACTTTTTCTGTGGATATCTCAAAATCAACTTAACATAATGGACACTGTATAAAGTGACTGCAATCTTTGGTATTCGTTTATTGAGAATTGTCTATTGATACGATGCTGCGCTTGCGCAGTGCATCGAGCGCCATGCTCCCCAGGTCGATGTTGACCAATGGCTGCTGCTTGTCGCCATACTCGTCTGGCGCCTGCTTAGAGGCCAGCCAGCGCCTTGTATCGACCCGTAGCTTGGCCACTTGCGCCTCTTGAGGTGTGGCAGCGTCTGCTATTTCGAGGGTCTGCTCTGCTAAACTTCTCCCGCCTCGCGTGCGTGCGCGTGCGAGAAGCTCTCCCCTCTTCGCATCTTTTTCTACCCATTTGTAGAAACCACCGATGCTGATGTCCAAAGACCTAATCACCGAATCGATTGTCTTACCCTGTGAGATGTGGTCAAAGACCATGGCCTCACCGCCAAAGGCGTGAATTTTCTTATTGATCCCAGACATCTCTTTGCGCTCGATTGCAGCCTGGTCACGCTGAGTGAGCTGGCGCTCGACAATGTTGTCAGCCAACTCACTCAATGTCTTTGCGCTCTTTTTCGGTGTTGCCATTCAGATAATCCTCAATTGTTTTGATTGCTTCGGCAGCTGATCTTGCGACCACTGCCCGATAACCTTTTGCATTTAACTGCAAATTTACTGCACTTTGTTTGCCCGATACCACTCCGGCCTTGGTCTTCATCTCCACAAACAGCGCATGAAACCCGTTTTTAGGCTCTAGGACACACAAATCAGGCATCCCTGCTAAAACCCCCTCAGAATGCAGCCTTACGCGCTCTGAGGCCGTTCTATCGCCTCCATTCGGTATTGCCGCGATGATGATGTCCGGATAGAACGCACGAAAGTGCTGCACCACCTTGACCTGGTCAATGTGTTCAATGCTTTTTCTTTTGCGTTTTAAGTCAACCACCATTCCTCGGATTCTACTGCCGAGGGTTTGGCTTGGTACATGTGGCATCGGTGCTTGACATCGGTCGGGAATACGGCAAAGCCAGTTGGGCTGCACTGGTGTTCGGTCCATGTGACTGTTGCCCAACCATTCTTTATCTTTGCCTCTTTCAGCATCCACTGGAGTGGCTTTGCGTTGACTTTCCTGATCTTTTCCATCAGTTCTGCTGGCATGGACTTGCGCTGCTCTACAGCACTGCAATGCTTGCATTCATGGCAAAAAACCCTGTCATCCCACTCATGTGGATAACTTGTGGATAACTGCTCAACTTGTTGGACCATCATTTCTCCTCAAAAACAGTAAAAAGTAAAGCGGTATGGACAAAGGAAATTTACCGCTTTACCGCTTTACTTTTCACCATCACAAAACTGACCAGATTGGCCTGTGGATAAGTGGGTCTAAGGACCCCACTTATACCAACAGACCTGCCTTTATCTAAACAGGTATACCGCTTTACTACCGCTTTACTACCGCTTTACCGCTTTACTTTATTTGAACCCATCCAGTGCCTACTTGGTCCTGACAGAAGCGCTGGAATATGGCCGCGCCAACCGCCCGTCTTGCGTAGCTTTGGTCGGCCTGCGGCACTGCATGGTAGATGTCTTGCCACTCCAGCTGGTGCATCCCTGCCAACTCCTTTGGCACTGATGGGCGCCCTGACCCTCTGCGCATGATGACAGCGCCCTTGGCGTTGATGATGGACTGGACAAAGTTGCAGGCGGCATCTGCGGCGTCTTGGACTTGCTGCTGCCGTTTATCGTTCTGCCGGTCATTGGCTGCCTGCCTGCGATCATCCTCTGATGACTTTTCTGGCACGACAAGCAGCACCATCTGCTCTTGGATGTCCCCGTCTTCATCCAGCACAGTGTCTGCAAAGACATCGGAGTTGAATTTGATCTCCCTGAAATTGGGCTGGTATCTGGTCTTGACCAGGCGCATGTATCTTGTTTTTGTTTCGTCTTCAAAGAGGACACCGGTCAATGTTGCATCACCTGTGAATGCTGATGCTCCACGGGCTGTGGCATCTGAGTCGGCCTTGCTGATGGTCTTGTTGGTGTGTGTGATGATGCACACTGGCGTGTCCAGCTGGATATAGATAGTCTGCTTTAAGGCTGCAATATATGCACCGACTTCAGAGTTGTCATTCTCATTATCAATATCCATCGTGGCATTTGCCGTGTCTAATACTAATAATGGCCTTGTATTATCAATCGTGTGATTTATTACATTATGTGCAAGCATAAGTAAATCCTTCACATTTGATCTTTTTGCATCAATAATGACAAACCATTGGGATAATGTTTGAGAGTTAATCCCATAATGCCTTGCATATCCAGTTAATGTTCTTTCAACTTGGTCCGAGTCTTCAGTCACTATGATTGTTTTGCGTTTCTTAGTGGCTGTGAGTTCGCAGTCCTTGGCCTTAATCCCTGCCATGACCATGCACAGAGAGATCACTGCTGTGGTCTTGCCGATGCCAGGCTGACCGGCCAGCACCATGAAGCTGTGCGCCCAAAAGCCTTTGACCATGTAGCGGATGGGCTTGATGGCGCCAATCGTTAGCTGGCGCTCTGGCCAGCCTTGTGGTGCGTCTTGGGCCACTGGCGCAGCTGGCGCCTGTGCCTGGCTGATCACAGCTGCAAAGTCTTCCACCGCTGACTTGCGCTCGGACTGCTTTGTTGGCGGCTCCCAGCCAGCGTCTTTAGCGTGTTTGAACAGTGTGCCAATGCCAACACCTTTGCCCTGGTGAAAGCTCTTCCAGTGGACTTCAATGTCCTTTGTGCCGGCAAACTTGGCGCCAGCCATGGACCATGTCATCCATGGGCCAAGGCCTGCCTCGCCAAATTCGGTGTGCAGCGCTTGGCCGATCTCGATCCACTGGTCATAGTCGCAGTCTGGGGAAATGTGGTGCAAAGCCTTGATGGCACGATCAATGTCGCTGTCTTCAATCCTTGAGCCTAATTGGGTGAAGTCAAATGATTGTGATGGTGGTGCAGTTGGCTTTGGCTCTTGCAGCTGGTGCTGCTCGATGATTCCCCAATCTTTGAGTAAATCGTAGAGGTCTACGGCCTCTTGAAATTCACCGGCCACGGCGTTGCCGGAAAGTAGCACTGACTTGCCTGCACTGTTTGGTAGGCCAAATACTTCTAGCTCTTGGCCGCCGCCGAGCTTGTATTTTGGCAGCACTTGGTCAGATTCTTTGGGTGGTGAGACCCATAAGAAGACATGCCGGCCACGGCCACTGACTGACACTTCGGTCAGCATGTTGTTGGCTTTGACGAATTTCGCCATGCGCTGGATGGCCACATTGGTGGGGCCTGATGCGTGTTTCATATCCACATCGAGGCAGACCAGATAGTCGCCTGATGGGCTGATGATGGGGCGCTGCTGGACTAGGCCAAGGTATTGGCCGTGGGGCGCATCTTCCATGGACCAGATGTCTTCGGCACTGTAGAGGTCTGATGAGTCGGTGTCCCGTGCCACGCCTTGGCCGGATCGCTTGAATGGAATCTTTTTGCTGCCTTGCAGGGCAAAGGTACAAAAGACAGCATCAGGGGCGACTGCACCTATCTTGCAGGCCACACTTTGGGACTGCTGAAATACATTGTTTTGGGGTGTTTCAGTTATGATTGACACTGAAATTCCTTTGGTTTGGGGTTTCATTTAGTTGCCATGAGAGTTGAACTTTGACCTGGTAGTGTTTACGCGCTGCCAGGTCTTTTCTTTTGGCATGAGGTTTGGATTCTATTCCTTGGCCCTGACCAAGCTGGCCGCAGCGACCTTCTCACCGACTAGGTCTTCGCTCACTTCGACTCCGAGTTTTAAGACAGCGCTGGGGGACTTCAGCTCCCACACACTCAAATCATTCTTGAATGCCTCCATCACCAGCTTCTCATCCTTCCAGAATTTGGTCTTGCGGCCAGCTCGCATGGTCCAGCCAGTGATTGCTTGGCCGTTGGCAATTTGATCTTTGGCAGCAGACTGCACTGCATCGGCCCATGCGGCCACCAGAGCTGCGTTGTCCAGCATCTCAGGGGTGACAGTGGTATCGGGCTTGAAATCGCTTCTAGCGGCCTCTTGGACCTTCTCGCGCATGGATGGGCAGATGGTCTTGGCCTTGCAGTACCGGCAGGCGTCTACGCTGGGGCTTGTTGGTGCATCGCTTGTGAGCGCCAGCTCGGCAGCGGCCTTCAGGCGCTGGCCATGCTCGATCAGGTCTTGGCCTGTGACTGTCCACTTGCTGTGGCCGACACGGGGCTGGAAGATGTGCATGGTGCATGTGATGCGCTCTGGCGCCTTGAATTGCCTCATGGCGCCAAGTGCATAAGTCAGCAGCTGCTTGTTGTCTGTAGCGTCTACAGCCACACGGCCAGTCTTGAGGTCCACGACATGGAGGTGGTCGCCATCGACTAGGACTGCATCGGCTGTGCCGCCAAGCGCTGGGTGTAGGGATTTGAGGCCTTCGTCTAGGCTCACTTCGATGAGCTTTTTGCGCGGATTCTCGACCAGATTGTTGACAAAGTCTGCATAGCTTTGGGCCATTGCAATGTGGTCCTTGTCGGTGTCGGCAGGGACTGCATGGCCAGACAGAATGATCTCAGAGAGTTCATGGATTGCTGTGCCGATGGCAGCAGCCTCACCGGCTGGCTCGTAAGGCATGAGGGATTCGAGTCTGTAGCTGCCTGGGCATTGCATGAATCTGTCGGTGCGGGATGCTGAGAGTCGGGCGTGTTTACGGGTTTCATGTTGCATGGTTTCTCCTGGTTAAATGATTTGGTTGACCACATTGAGCTTCTTCAAGACCTTGGCCAGCACATTGTGGTCAAGGGATGCCCTGATGGTCAGGATGTAGATGACGGGTGGGATGCCTGATTTGTTGATGTTCTCGACCCTGCTACTGGCCTGCTCCAGTGCCGAGGTGGACCAAGTGCATTCGACAAAGACAATGGTGTCGGCAGCCGAGAGGTCCACACCCTCAGACATGGCGGCAATGTTGCCGATGATGCATTGGGTCTTGCCAGACTGGAAAGCCTCGATAGCCGCATCGCGTCTAGCCCGTGATGTGTCCCCCACCACAATGACGGGCTTGTGTTCTTTGAGTTCATCTTGCAGGGCAGCCACAACATCCTTATGGTGCGCAAAGACCACCACCGGCTCATTGGCCTGCAAGAGGTCATCGATGAATTCACTGGCAGCCTTCACTTTGCGCATACCGGCCTCGCGCATGATCTCGGCCAAGCCTTCAAATGCCATGAGCGCATTGGGATTGGCCACCAATGCATCGGCATCAAAGGCTTGCTCTCGCTTGTCATTGGCCAAATCAAATGTGATCAAAGACACTTGCGGGTCTTTGTAGTCTTTGAAGATATTTTCTTTTTTGCGTCTCAGGACATGGGGCCGCATGAGTTCTTTCAGCTCTGGCAGATTGCTGGCGCCGCTGGTGTCTAGGCCCCATGGCGCCGACCACATCTTTGCGTATCGGGCCGCAAAGTCGTACCAGCCGCCTCGGTAGATGCCAAGGCCGTGCAATATGGGCCACAGCTCGATGGGCCTGTTTGGTATTGGTGTGCCACTGAGGGCATAGACATGGCCAATCTTTTTCATGGCCAGCATGGCAGCCTTTGTCCTGGCAGCCTTGGGGTTCTTAATCCTGTGGCACTCATCGAGAACTAGGGCGTTATATCTGTCCACATGCGTAACACCATATTGCAGCACATCGTAGTTGATGATGGTCACATCGGCTGAATTTGGCTGCCCAGCATCGCGCTTGCCGTTGATGACATGCACTGAAGTCTTGGGCGCCAGCTTGTTGAAAGCCGCCTCCCAGACTGTCTTGGCGATGGCTGGGCAGACGATAAGGGCTGGGAGATTTTCTAGTGCAGCAGCTGCCGTGGGTAGCGTCTTACCAACACGGGGCTGGTCGGCCAGTATGGCCCTGCGCCTAGAGAGCAAGAAGAGCTTGGCCTCTTGCTGATGCGGGAATAACTGCATGATCGTTTCCTTCGTTTAATTTGTTTGCATCATATCCGATTTGTGCTAAAGTGCAATTTCTGTTTAATCGCAGAAACGCAAAAACCCTTAAACCTTTAAAAGGAAAAAACCATGACACGAGTCGTAACCGGTAAAGTTCGCTTTTCTTATTTCTCAGCTTTGACAGCTCGCAAGAATGAGATGAACGGCAAAGAAGAGTTCTCAACCCAAGTGCTGGTCCCAAAGACCGACACCGAGACTGTCAACCAATTGAAAGCGGCAGCCAAGGCCGCATTGACCGCCAAGTTCGGGGACAAGATTCCAAAGACTGTGCGCAATCCCTTGCGTGATGGCGATACCGAAACCAAGTCTGATGGCTCACCACTTGGGCCAGAGTATGCGGGCCACTACTTTTTCAACACCAAGTCAACCACCAAGCCTGGCGCTGTGGACATGCATGGCCACGACATCATTGGCTCTCAGGACATTGTCTCTGGCGACTATGGCCGTGTGAGCTTGAATGCTTATGCCTATGACCAGGCTGGCAACAAGGGTGTGTCGTATGGCTTGAACAACATCATGCTGCTGGCCAAGGGTGAGTCTTTAGGTGGTGCAAAGCCAAGTGCTGCCAGTGACTTTGGCGTGGTGGCCGGTAAGGCGCCAGCTGCCGAATCAGTCGACAATGACTGGTGATCTGTCCTCGATCAGCTTATTGAGCGCAATGTTCAATTGATTGACTGATGTCCACAAAGGCTCCACAGTTCCAGACAGCCACCGGCTGACTTGGGACTGCTGGATGCCAGCGGCCTCGCACACCGCAGCCATGGTGATCTTGTGAGCCTTGGCCCTTGCCCTGATAGTGTGAATTGATTCCATGGGCGCATTCTAATTGCGGTATATGTATAAAAACAACAGGCAAAAAATAATTCTTTACAGATTGTTTATTTCTGTCAGAATCTGTTACTCCTAAACACCTAAACGAAAGAAACGAAATGAAAACGACAACTTTTACTGCTTATGTGGCTTCTGATTTGTTCAACGCTGGTTTTGCTTGTGATGGTCATCCATTCATTGCAGAACAGTTTTATGTGTTGATCGAGAATGCAGCTGGCAAGCGCTTTCGTCATCAAGCCATTTTTAATGGCACTCAGCAAGTTATTTGTGAAGAGACTGGTGACGCTTTTTTCCCTGATTTGCGCGCAGAGGCTTCTGCCAAAGCAGAGCGTTTAGCTGCTCGCGTTAATGCAGCTCTTGAGGCTGGTAAGTTTATTTCTCCTACATTTTGGGATGAGATCGATCCAGCTTATGGCTCTGATGAGTATGTCGATCAAGGCACAGAGGCCAAGCGCTTATTCGCTGAGAAAGCCGCAGCTTAATTAACCCACGGGGCTTCGGCCCCATCAAACGAAAGAAACCGATGAAACCCTCAACCGAAACCCTCCTTGACTATTTGACTGCCTTGGCCATTGGCGTTGGCTTGGCCTGCCTTCTGGTGGCATGGTGGTCTTCTTGAACTACTTAGGCTGCCAACCCCAAAAGCCTGATGCCAAGTGCATGAATTGCAAGCGGCATAAGGATTCGGGGGTGGTTGTTGTCAATTCAAAAAGTAAAGCATGTGTGTACATGCCCATTTCATTACAGGAGAGAAAATGAAACCCACACCATCTTGCCCTAAAGACCTCTTTGAGTTCAAAGCCATCATTGAAGATGTTGAGCTGACTTGCTTCTTGGAATACAGCCCAGAAGAAAAAGGCTCGACAGATTCTTATGGCGCATCCTATGAGCCTGATCTAGAAGAGTCCATGACATTGAATAACGCATACATCGCTGGCACTGATGTGGACATTGCCCACATGCTGCTGCAAAGCCTGGTGGACCATATCGAGATTTCTGCACTGGAGAAGTTCAATGACCGATAAACCCGCCAGCCACTACCATGTGCCGAATGAGCAGTTTATGAATTCTCAAAAAGAATTGCCACTGGCTATTGAGGCTTGCCTCGACCTGGTCAAAGACTTACTCTCACCGGAAGTCTTTGGCCACGCAATGCCGGATGAAGTTAAAAGCCGCGCATTCGTGGTCAGGGCCATGCTGGAGCGCTTAAAAGCACGAATCGAGGCCAGTGATGCCTAGAGGAAATAAACCCCGTGTAAGCCCCGCCATTGAGGCGGCCTTGCAGAAAAAAGGCAATCTGTCTGACCTTGATCTGGCCAAGATGTGCTTTTGTGTGCGCAGAAGCGCAGCCAGAATTCTGTTTGACATGCACCGCCATGAGCTGGTCCACATCTCTGGCTACACCAGGGTGAGCGCCAATGGCCAGTGGCGGCCACTGTGGTCATGGGGTGAGGGTGAAGATGCAATTGCGCCTGGTCCAGTGCCAGGCATCGAGCGCATCAGAAAACACCGCGAAAAAATGAGCGCTGATGACAAAGACTTCAGCTTGGCCAGACGCCGCCAGAAAAGACGGGTCGTCAAACGCGACCCTCTGGTGGCTGCTTTTTTTGGGAGTTAATATGGAAATTGAAATACTAAAGCGCTTGCTTGAGCAGGCTCAAAACATTGAGGCCGAAACCGGACAAGCTCCAACAGCTGTTGAAGCATTGTCTTGGGCCATTGATGAGATCACTCACCAAAGAGAGAGTCATAAGCAAGCAGACCACCACCACTCGCAGCAGCCAGAGCCGCTGCCGCTTTAGGATCAACAAACCCTGCGTGTGCTTGGCCGCGAATGATCATGTCTCGCGCAGTCTCTGGCGACACATTCATTCGCCTTGCAGCCTTGTTAATTTGCTGAGATAGCAATTCCAGCTTGGGTGCGCCAATTGGGGATGTCACGCCAGTTGCGCCAGAGCCAGCGCCCCAAACGATAGCCTGTGCTGGCACTGCCTCAAGATTCATTGGCGCAGCCACCTGGCTCTTCCACCATGGCCCAAGAGCTGTCATCTCTGGAACACTGGCGCTTGCATTTGGCACTGTTTCCACGCCTTTTTTGGTTGTTGCGCCACGCACATCAGGCAGGCCAACTAGGCGCGACCAATGCGCGTCACCAACCGGCCACTGGGTTTGGAATCCTGTTTGTGGCACTCCAGACGCATGGATATAGCTTGGCACTTTGGCCGATCCCATATCAAGGGCGCCAGATTCAACATACTTTGACATTGGCCCACTGTGCGCAGTGCTGTGGTATGGGTGGCCAATAATGGCGCGCATATCTTGGGGGAAATCTTTACCTCGTCTAAATTCAGCCAAGCCGCCAAACTTTTGGAAATCCCCAAATCTTCCAGCATTTGCCAACCAGTTGGCAGCAGTGCCTCGATTAAATTCTGTCAGCACTTCACTGCCTGGTGAGGCCATACCCGTCAATGCGTTGAATTTGTTGTACTCAGCAATAGCTTGTTGTGGTCCATAGATTTGCTCAAAACGCTTAAACAATGGGTCCATGGTGTACCAGGCGCCCATGCCTTTGTACAAATCAGGATATTGCGCTGCCTCACCAATAATGTTTTGCAGGCGCTGAGTATTGCGCGGATTTGTAACTTCGCCTGCATGAGCTGCGCCCTTGGCACTTGCGGCAGCCTTAAATGGTCGATCCAAGATATTGCCTTGGCGCTGACCTTGCTGTGACATTTGCCACAAATCATCTCTGGTCACACCAAAAAGCTGCTTCATTATTGGGTCTTCTGGGGCCACTCGCTTTGCGGCTTCAGCAACAAGCTCTTTGGGATTTTTATAAATCTCAGGATAAGCCAGGCGCTGTGGCCGCATGACAGTTGCATCTTTTTTAGTGATGCCTTTAGTCATTCCAATTGGCGCAAAAGCCATTGGTCCAGCCATGGCCATCTCGGTCAATTCAGACAGTGCAGCCTTGTTTGTGATCTTGGCAGGATTTTTTGGATCACCAAATGCTTTGTCATAAAGGTCTTGAAACTTCTTGTCTTTTTCTTCAATGTTTAAAAGACCTTGCTGGATTGCCCTGCCAGTACCCTGCAATTGCTGGGTGCGTCTGGGGTCTTGCATCCATCCCAAAACATCATCAAGTAAGCCTGCCATGTTTATTCCTTAACGATTGGCCATGCCAGTTAGCTCTACGCGATACGGCTCTCTTGGCGCTGTTGCACCAATGTAGCTCGCACCATAAGGCACAGTCTTGCCAAGCATTCTCGCACCAGCTGCCACGGCCTGCTGCAATCTGGCCATGCCGCTTTCATCACGCAATGCTTTGCGCACAATCTCTGGGTCTTCTGAGATCAGAATCTGAGCCACTCGCTGGCGATCTTGCTCAGACATTCCCTTGTTGGACTCACCCAGCATCTTGCTCACTACTCTAAACGCAGCCATGGGGCTGCCAGTGGCTGCGCTGGCCATTTCATCAGCTGTGATGGTCGAGCCAATGCGAGGCGCTTGCATCAATGATGCTGCCGTGTCCGATCCACCAAGCACCTTATTCTTGGCAGCTTGTGATTGGGCAGCTGTGCCAATGCGGGTCAAGATGCCATCAAGCTCATCACCAGGGTAAATGGTGCGCAAGATAGCGCCTTGCTTAGTCTCAGGACTGGCCAGCACACCCATCATGGACTTGGCACGGCCTGATCCCATCTGGTTTCGAATGGCATCCATGGCGCCAGCTCTGAATGCATTGACTGCACCAGGATTGCTGGCCATGTCTTCCATCATTATTGCCACTTCATCTGCGCTCTTGCTGAAAATGGTGCGGCCTTCTTTGAACGCATCTCTTGCGCTTCTAAGCTGTGATGCTTCAGCGCGGGTTGCAGCCAGCCTTGGGGATGATGCATCAATAGCATCTCTCAAAGCGCCCTCAACGGGTTTCAAGGCCGATCCAACACCGCCCTTGCCACTTGTAAAGGCTGCATCAATTGATGTCTGAATACCCCTGCGAACAACTTCAGCATCTTCCAGTGTTGGCGCCTTGGCAAACACAATGTTGCCATCTTTGTCAAAAGAGAAAAATGGCTTCTTGCCGGTTTGCGCTGTATAGATTGCGTTGATGTCTGCAATGGCTGTTGGCGATCTTTGCAATGCATCTTTAAGGCTGACCAATAAGTCTTGGCCAATGATGCCGCCAGTGCCGTAAGAGTCTTTGTAGGCTTGGTTTTCCAATGCCTTTGCTTCTTGATCGGTTGATCGGAAAAAGCGCAAGACATTTTCATTCTGTGGCCGTGGTCCCATGAAGTTGGGGTTAAGGCCGCTGACCAGCTTTTGCTGCATATCTGTCAAGACTTCTCTGCGCAATGTGTCTGGGCGTGTCGATAAGGCGCCTTGAATCGTTGTAGATGCCTTGCCGCCTTGAGTGTACAGACCGCGCACAGCTGCGAGCAGTGTCTGGTTTTCAGCCATGATTTCGCCATTGGCAATGCGTTGCACGATCTCATCTGTGGTCAGGCCAGTCTCGCCTGCTAGGCGTTGAATCTCAGCCTCTGCTGCCTTGCCACCACGGCCACCGGCCAGGCGCCTGGCAGCGTCTAAGGCCATGTCTGTGATCTTGCCAGCGCCCATGAATGCAGCTTGCGCCACTGGTGCAATAGAAGCGCCCATCACTGTAGAGCCTGGCACTCTGGCTGCACGGGCTGCAAAGTCTCCCTCGCCGGTCATAAAGCCAGTGACACCGCCTTGGATGCCGCCAAGCGCTGAAGTGCCTGCCAATGCCTTGACCAATGGCGCAACACTGGCGGCCATGCGTGGGCCAGTCAATGGCGCAGCTGTGCCGCCGGTGGCCGCAGTCAATGCAGCCGCTGATCCAACACCGCCCAATGCCTCATAGCCCAATGACTCCATGGGTGATTGAGCTTGGTAAGCCTTCATCTTGCTTCTAATTTCAGCAAGCACCTTGTCGTAGTCTCTGCCAGTTACAGAGGAGATCAATCGAGCTTCTATCTCATCGGCAGAGCCAAGGGTAGCTCCTTGCGCAATAGAGCGCAGGCGTTGCGTTGGCGCTTGTGGCAGTGGCTGGGTCAATGCAGGCGCTGGTGCAGCCTGTGGCTCCATCATGCCGCCAATACTTTGCTCTAAAAGTCCTTTGAGGACATTGAGCTTTTCAGTGGACAGCCCAGAGACATCTCCCTGCTTAATCTTGAGCAGCTCTTCAGTGGTGAAACCTTCTAATCCAGTGGTCATTTGTTGACTCCAGAAGAATTTAATTGGATTTGTCTGTCAATGGCGTTTAGCAATGGATTGCCACCGCCACCAGCGCCATAGGGCGTGACTTGATACATAGGCGCAAACTGCTCAAAGCCTGGCAATTTGCTGGCGCGTTTGAGATAGTCTTCTTGCGCTGACAAGCGATATCTAGATGTCTTCTGCGCCGTTGCAAGTGCTTGCCTAATTTCAGCTGCGCTTAGTGTTTGGTCACCAGCTGCTGCGCGTCTAAGAATTCCACGCTCGCCTTCAGTCAATGAGCCTTGGCCACGCATCTGGGCTGCGGCATCAAGTTCTTGCTGGGCCAAGCCTTGGACCACAATTCTGGTGTTTGCCAATTGCTCATTTGCGTCAGCACCAGCAACACCTAATTGCTGACCAATTCGCAGCATTGCTGTTCTGTAATCCGCACCTGGTCCAAGAATAGCCTTATCAAGTGCAGGCAGCATTCTGTCCACATTTGCCAATGTCTCATTTGCAGACCTTGCACCAGCGGTCAACTCGGTTAATGTTTTTGACACATCACCGCCAACACCAGCCAAGAATTGCTGATTGCCAGGCATCTTGACTTCGACATTTGTATTTGTCTTTGGTGCAATCTGCGCACGATACTGGCCAACTTGACCAATACCCGCTTGACCAGTTCCAGCCAATGGCTGGCCACTGATGTACTCCACAGCTCGGATGTCAGGGGATTGAGCCTCGTATGGCATAGCGCCTTGGGCAATGCGTGGTTGACCTTGCTTGTTGTATTGGACCATGACAGTCCTACCATTCATCACAATAGGTGTTGGAGCGCTGTATTCTTCAGCAGCTTGAGATATCTTCAAAATCTCAGGCAAACCCTGCTCTGGCTTCATGCCAGACAATAGCGCCCGTTGTGTTTGACTCAAAAACGAAAATGGGCCGCCTTGTGGCGCTGTTGGTGCAGCATTCATCAATGCGGCGCGATTAAGCGTTGGGCCGAATGGGCCAGCAGTTTCAATTGGTGCTGATTGACTAGCGAGACTAGCTTGTGCTGGTGTCATGCCACCAGGCGTAGCATTAGAAAATAAATTGCTGTATGCCGTTTGGCGCGCACGTTCTGCCTGCGCTTCTTTCAACTTCTCAGCCAAAAGAATGTCTTGCAGTGACCCAGCTCTTGCCTGCTGATAGCCCTGCTGGCCAGCCTGCAAAGCTGATCCAAGTGCTTGGCCCAAGTTGATTGGGGTTGTGCTTCGGCCACCAGCTTGGAGCAGTGCAGCAGCTGCTGACATCGCAGCATTGCGGCCCAATAGCTTGCGCTGGTCTTCTGTCAGCAACGCATCAAGACCTGATGGTGTGCCGCCCATACCGCCGCCAAAAATGGAGCCTATGTTGCTGAAGTCAAATCCATTTGCCATATTTTCACCTTATTCCAATAAACCCTTGAGGCGGCTTTTAACCACATCGCCTCTGCTCATCATATTAGTTGATCCTGTGCCTGGCGCAAGCAAAGATGCAGCCATCATGGCGCGTCTTTCCTGACCAGGCTTGATGGCCAATTCTGCCACCGGTGTCCCACTTCTATCCATGGCCACCGCCACATTGTCAAACCCCTTGGCCTGATCATGCGCATAGCCAAACAAAGCCATGCCCACATCACGCTCAGAGCCTTGGTCAATGATCTTGACCTTGGATGGGTCGCTGGTGATCACAATACCCCTGCTGGTCCTTGCCACTGTCAGCCCATCAGGGATGCGAGAGGGCATAGGTGATCCAGGCGTGATCAGGATGGTGTCGCGCTTGCTTGATGGGTCAAGTAGTGCCATCAGCTGCGCATCAGCATAGCGTTGTGGCTCTGGCGTTGGTGTGTTTGGCATGTTAGATCAGGGCAAGCAATGCGCCAAGGCCAGCACCAGTGCCAGCGCTTAATGCGCCACCGGTCAGGCCAGCCAATTGAGAGCCAGCCAATGCACCGCCAAGCAGTCCAGCACCAGTGTTTTGCGTGTACGGGGTCTGGGTGATCATGCCAAGATTGGCAGGGTTTGCGCCAAGACTTGACTGGACAATGCCAAGACGCTGCAAGCCAATGTTGCGGATGGCATCCATTCGCTGCTGGTCCTGTGCCTGGCGCGCACCACCAGCTCCCATGACCGCTTGAGCGCCAGCAAGACGCAAGTTCTGCTGCTGCGCTGCCAAGTTGCCAAGCTGATTCGCACCGCCAAGTCGCAATTGCGCACCCTGCAAACCAGCTTGCTGGTTCGCAAGTGCCGCCTGCTGGCCAATGTTTGCGTTGAATTGTGCCGCCTGATTTCTGGCCGCAGCGTTTGCAAGCGCCGCTTGGTTTGCAGCGCCAGCACCAAACTGAGAGGCAACATTCTGGGCCGCCACATTGCTCAAACCCGCCTGCTGTAAATTGCCGGCATTGAATTGTGCAAGCTGATTTCGGGCAGCGGCGTTTGCAAGTGCTGCCTGATTTGCCGCACCAGCTCCAAACTGTGAAGCCACATTTTGGGCGGCCACATTGCTCAAACCAGCCTGCTGTAAATTACCAGCGTTAAATTGCGCCATCTGATTTCGGGCAGCAGCGTTTGCAAGTGCAGCTTGGTTCATCGCACCAGCACCGAATTGTGATGCTGATGTACGCTGTGCAGCGTTTTGGATTGCAGCTTGCTGCTGCCGTGCAAGGTCTTGCTGCATCTGGTTAGCTGCAACATCAAAGCCTTGCGCTCTGAGCTGGGCGGCAGTCTTTGCGGCCTGCTCTGCAAACTGGCCACTCGATGCGCCTTGGGCCAAGGCTTGGCGTGATCCACCAAAAGCCTTGGCAGCTGCTGCCTGCTGGCCAATTCTGGAAGAGGCGGCAGACCTTGCTTTTTCAATATCAGCCAAAGATGCGTCAATCACCCCGCTGGTGTATGGGTTCATGTAGCGACTAATGTCACCCATATTGGCCTGCGCGGCATTGACATCGGTTGCGCCATAGCCCTGCGCACCAGCAAGGGATGCTGGGCCAGCTTGTGCGCCAGCGAATTGGCTTGCGCCATATCCCTGCGAGCTGGCAAGGGAAGCTGGGCCTGCTTGAGCGCCGCCAAACTGGCTTGCGCCGTAGCCTTGCGAGCCAGCAAGAGAGGCTGGGCCAGCGTCAAAGCCGCCAACCATGCCAGGCTGATACTGCGCGCCTGCCGCAGTCATCTCAGCGGCTCGGTCAATGTTTGCAAGACCTGGTCCGGCCAAGCTCGTGTTGACTAGCTGGCGCTCGCCAGCCTGATACATCGGATTGAATCCAGCAAACTCTTGCACGGGCAATGCCCCTGCAACATTCTTGGCCTGCTCAAAGTTCGCAAGAAACGCTTTTTTAATATCTGGATCAATCGAAGTTGATGATGTTTGACTTCCACCTTTTGACATTTTGCGTTCCTTTAATCTAAGAGAGATTTAATTTTTTTGGCAGGCACTTTGCCTTCATTGATCATGTCCAAAAGTCCACGGCCATATTTATTGACAGCAGATTTTTTGATGACATATTCACCCCTTTGGACCATGGCAAACCCATCATCTGGGCCTTTGGGGTTTGGTCCAAGCAGGCCGCGAATCATGCCGCCCTTTGCATAGCCAGCCGTGTCAAAACTGTCCTCGCCCATGTCTTGGCCATCATCGCCACCAAGATCACCGCCCATCTCACCACGAAAATCACCGCCATAAACTGGCACATCTGTGGCTGGCGCATCTGCGGCTAACACATCTGTAGCTGGCGCATCGGAGACATAGTTATAGGATGCAGGCTGATATTGGACATCGTCATAGGATGCGGCATCAATATCAGAAGCACGGGCGCTTTCAGCCAAAGCCTCTTCGCGCACAGCATCCTCAACACGGGACACGGCATCTGCGCCTTCTTGGTCATATATTGCCTGCTCGTACCTATTGATAGCGTCTTGTCTATCTTGGTCGTATTGCTCGTCTGCTACTTCTTGCTCAATTTTATTGATGGCATCTTGACCAGCTTGGTCGTATGGGTCAACTTCTGTTACAGCGTTACCCACACCCACACCGCCCATGATGGGGCTAGCACCACCACCGCCACCACCGCCACCGGTGACAGCATCGCCTTGCATCCCCCTGGCATAAATACTAGGGTCAAAGCCGCCAAGCGCGTTTCCCATAGAAGAATTTGCGTATGGGTTTCTGAAAGCTGGCGTCATTGCCATGATCTGAGAATAGGGGTCATCGCCAGTGAATTGTGGCAATGGCTGCTCAATCAATGATGGCAAGTTGGCGCCACCTTTACCACCGCCACCACCTTGGGCTGGGTCAGCAAAATTTGTATATCCTGAAGCGCCACCTAAGCTCATATCAACTCCTTTGAAAGGATAAACCACTGAGGCTCATATCCCTCGTCTTTCAAAAATGTACGCTCCCAGCCCTTGCGGCCAGCCAGCGTTACCCTTGTACATCCGACAGACTTGCCCCAATTCTCAATATGAGGCCGCATCTTCTTCAATTCATCGAGATCACCACCAGCAAGGAAAAAGTGCAAATCCTTTAGCTGCGGATAAACAATCACCTCTGTCACTACTGCTGAAATCTGACCTGGCCACAATTGATACCGATTTGACAGAATCCCCGCAGCAATGTCGTCTAGCGTATGTGTCCCACCGCTGTATTCTAAAGCCGCCTCAATCCATTGGCGACACCGGTTGATCTCATAAATTCGGTCTGTCATCGTTTTCCAGAAGCCACAGCATCGAGCCTGATCACCCCAACACGCCAATCAGCCAACACCGCACCAGTCACCTTGATATTGACTTGGCGGCCAGAAAACCTGACAGAAGTTGGGTTTGCTGCCGTATATGGTCCAAATGTCGATTGCGCGCCAGTTGGATAGTTTCGGGTTTTGAACGACACCACAGCCTCGCCCAAAGTCTGCTCATCTGGCACAACTTCGCGCACAGACATCACATTGTCGCCATTGCCAATCTGCACTGGACCAGACTCAGCGTAGACGCTGGCACTGTCATAAGCAAAACCCACCTCATGGTCATAGAGATAACCATCAGCAGAAACCATCAAGGGATTGGTAAACACGCCAGCATCAGTGCCAGCTGTTCTGCCTAATGTGCCGATGTTCCAATGGTTTTCTCTGTAGTTATAGGTGACATAACTGTCATTCTCATTGCTTGAATTGCTTGGGTAATACCACCAAATCTCACCAAACTTGCTGTTGTGGACAGCATAGATTTTTGATGATTGGTTGAAGTTCATGTTGCCAAAGACATAGTCCGACACATCACTTGGCAGTGGCTTGACATACCCGTCATAAATCCAGAAACCAGACTTGCTCATCCAAATGGCCGCAGTGTCAATGGCCGCCACAGATTGGGCAGATATCAGGCCGCAGCCACTTCCAGCCTTCTCAAAGCCATAGACGAATGGGGCGCCAATGTACTGAGCCGTGTGGACATCGACATCGGTAAACAGTAGGTTTAGACCCTTGACCCTCTTGCCAGCGATCAATGTGCCAGGCGTGGCCAGCTCATAGTCGCCTGCCTGGTTGTCGTTTGTCGGGGTCCATGAAGTGTTGTCTTCTTGGTCTGACCACTGGACTTTTCTTGGGTTGCCACCAGCGCCAAGAGCAAACATGATGCGCTCGGCAGTGACAAGCACCGCCTTGTTGCTCGTTGGGGCATTGGTGATTGCAGCTGCGAGGGTCGGTGTGGAAAAGCCAAGCTGCCACTCATAGAGCTTGCCATCAGCGTTGGAGCAAGCCACCAAATACTCACCCCATGTGTCCATGGACCATGTCGTGGCCGGTGTGATGCTGGAGCTGTCTGGCCGTGCCACGCCATAGGCAAAGCTGCCATAGGTCGAATAACCATAGCCGGTCTTGACCACCGCATTGGCCTCACCCACAGTGAATCCTGTGGGGGTGATGTCTTTGAGTGTCCCAGCCTCATTGAGGGCATAGAGCTTTGAATGCGTACCAGCTGCGATCCACCGGTCAGCAGTGTTGTCGCGCCAAGTCAGCAGTCCACGGCATGATCCTGTCAGCTGGCTGGCAGACTTCTTTCGCCAGCCACCCATGGGCCGCAAAGTATTCTCAAACCAGCGAACAAGGTTTGCGTCAAACCATCTGCCTGCTGCCTGATATTCAGTGCCGTTTCTGTAAATGCCTGGGGGTAATTTGAGTGGTATGTACATGGCTATGTTGTTGGTAAGTTAGACACAAAGCTCATTGTGACAATGGCTGATGGCACTGCTGGCCGTGTAGGGCTGGTGCTTGTCCCAAAATGCTCAATAGTTACACCAGTATTTTCAGTTCTCCACATAATTTCAATGTAATCATTAGCAGCCATGTCAACAAAGAAATTCAATGCAGCAATGATATGACTAGGATCACCAGTTCCTTTTCTCGCTACTAGGTGAAATCTGCTATTTGAGTTGTCAATGTTTGTTCCATTCTTGCGAAACCAAATATCTACATCTTGACCATCATTTGTGGTGTTTTTAAACTGAATGGAAAACTGACAGTTCCAGATTCCGGCATCAAGTACAGTGATTCTGCTATTGCTGGCAATTGTCACACCATTGGAAAAGTCTGTTGTGTTGAATGTGACAGCATAGGCCGTGGTGGTGTTGGCTGCCGTTTGGTCTGTTGAATCTTGAAACGCGCCATGCGGGTTATTCATAAACTTGCCACCCCTTGGGCCAAATAAGGCGCCAAGGACTGAGATCAGTTTTCTGAAAAAATTGTTTAAGGCGCTGTTGTTCTCATTTAGATTTCGGCGCTCATACACCTCTGGCGGGTAACCCAGACTCGGTATTGATGGGACTTCTAATTGTTGCTTGACATTGGCCATGGCTAATTATGTCAGGACAGACAGCGCATGGTTAATGTGCTTGATCCTATCTTCAAGCCCAATAAACCCGCCATTGATCTTTTTGGTCATGGTCCGATAGTCTTGGTTATCCGCATACTGGTTGAGCTTGTGGGTGTCCCAAAACCAGCCAGCAGTCAGCGCAGCATACTGAGGCGTGGCCACCAGCTCTGGCTGCATGATCAGGTCCACGCCAAGGGCTTTGCCTGCATGGTGATAATTTGCCGAGCCAGTCAGCTGGATGCAGCCTCTGCCAATAAACCGCCAGGCATCGCCTGATGCCTCATCCCTGTTTCCCATCCGGTTGCTGTAGACCACAGTGGCAATGAGCTTGGGGTTTCTAGCGCAGGCTTGGGCCTTGGCAGCGTCAAAGCGCTTGGGCCAGAGCTTTTGCAGTGCCTCTGCCCTGTAGTTCAAATTCTCTTGCAGCACCTTGAAATTGCCACACTCATGGCCACACTGGCCAATGAATGCAGCCTGGCGCAATGGCGTTGAAATGTCAAAGCGCTGGAAAGTCTCGTTCAGCGCATCGACCCACTGTGGACCAATATGCAGCCGTGCCAGTTGTTCAGCGTTTACCATTGATTAAATCCCTCGCTTCGTTATATGCGTCAATACAGGCATTGAGCTGCGCTGTGTTCCGATCCCCTTGTGCCACTATTTCGGCAATGGCTTGGAGGGTTGCTCGCTCGGCATCAGAAGCCGTGTCAGGCGCTCTGTCAGGTTGACTTCCTGTTTCTTTGCTATCTGGGGCGGCAGGGGTGGCAGCTGTGGGGGCTGGTACACAACTTGGGG